GGGTGGTGGTATCTTGTCGATACATGTGCACTGGATCATCCGCATCAACCGCTACCGGTGCTGTCACAAAAATACGACCTTCACGCAACACAGGCGCCATCAAATCATCACTCCACACCGGGTTGCCGCTGGAATCGTTCGGCATGGCACTGTCCCTGACGGTAATGCCAATAAAATCCGCAACTGTGCTCGCAGCGATAGGAGGCTGAATCGGAAAAGGCGCCGACTGATTAGAATATTCGTTGGTCACCAAATCAATGTCAGTGCCCTTCACAACACCCAAACCCACGCCAATACCGTCAGTTGCGTTTACCGGAAATCCATCCACCAAACATAGATCTGGGAGTGCTGCCAATTGGCCAGGGAAACCGGCCAGCGGCTGATCAAAGTAGGCGGTTTGCACAGAGCCTTGTACAGTACCTCGGTATCCAGTCATGATTAAATCCTCTTAAACTGTTAACGGTTAAAATTAGTTGGCAGGACGCTGGTAGCCAAATGGGTTGTCGTTTTTTTTCTGCAAATTTCGATTTGCATTCAACACGATCTGACTGCCGCTGACGTTGGATTTATCACCTGCAGGTGACGATTCAACCAACTCATTCATGACCGCCAACATGCCGGAAACCTTGCTTTCATCCTTCGCTTCTTCGTCACTCAGTGCATCCCGTCCGCCAGCTTTACGGACGCTATTCACCACATGGACACGAAGTTGATGTCCGCTTTTACCCTGACAGGATTCTGAAGCCTCGTTTTCCGTTTTGAAAGCACCGGTATTCACCAGGGTTTTTGTCGCGGTTTCACGCTCTTTGGCAAACTCAGCCATGGCGTTTTCCATCTTTTCCGGCGACATCGCATTATCCATCTGCTCTTTCATTTCCTTCATTTTGCCTTCGTTCTCGGAGATCTTTTTCTTGTACTCCTCGTTCTCGGCTTTCATTTTGTCGTAATCGCCCTTCATGTTCTCCATGGTTTCCTTGGCCATGTTTTCATTTTGGACGTAAACCTGGACAGCCGCATTCAACACGGCGGTGTCTTGTTTGGCAACACGGATGATTTGACCGCTCGGCAGCCTGACCTCTTCGAATTCCATAGTGACTTTACCTTTGCTGTTTAGTACTCGAACTTCTCTACCGCCGCGGCCCCTATTGGGTGGCAACACGGCGATGTGGTTAAAGCGTATTTGCTGCTGTTGCCCAGCGTAGTCAACGCCATCATAGTTACCGTTGGACATATCGTAAGCCGACGTGTAGCCGGCGCTGATGTCACTTAACTCGCCTTTTTTTATTTTGTCAATAGTTTCTTGATCACGGATCAGTAAATCGGCCTCCAGGTAGGGCCCCACAATACGCGGAGAACCAGCCACATTACCGACAATATCGGCATTATTATCGGTATCGGTCCACTCATGTTCGCCGGCCACCACCGCGGCGCCTTCTACGGAATACAGGGTATCGGCGTTATCAATGGCCCCAGGATCCACATAAATCGGCACAATATCGGTATCTTTGGCATTCGGCGGTCGGAATTGACCCAGCTCTGACGCCGCGTAATCCATCACCCCCGCGGATAATAACCGGGCCCGGCAGCGCATAAAGCCGTTTTCGTCGGTCTCCCAAGTCCCCGTGGAATACTCAAATGGCATGGTTCACCTCACAGTTTGATAGCTGATAGGTTGATTTTTTTCAGGTCAACTGCAGGCTCTGAAAAACACCGGCAGTTTATAGGGATTCCGGGGTGTCCGTCCACTGGGGGCTTGTCCCACCGGTAGAAACGACCTTCCCTCACCCAGTGATCCATGTGCTTTAGGTTGGGTTTGGCTGGGTTGCCCGGAGCGCCCACCACCCGCTGGTCCTGGGAATTCCGCCAAAAATACCCCTCAATACCCACGTCTTGCTGTCTGATCTGGTTGAGCGAGCCATTCAGGCTGGCTGTCTGATCGCGGGCGATGAATTTTGCGCGACGATCGCTGATACCCCCCAGGGCCTTCAGCCGATTGGCCAGGCTGCCCTCCTCAAATTTAATGCCTTTGTAATTATCGATCACCGCACGGGTGACCTTGGCAAAGTGCTGTTCAGGTATGGATTTGATCAGTGCCACATTTTCCTCGGTGGCGGTGGTGATCAGGTTTTTTACCTCTGGGGAATCGATGATTGTCGCGCCATCCACCCCCATAGCGCGTCTAAGTGATTGTTGTATAAGGTTTTTATTCCTTTCGTCCATCCCTCGGATCATTGCAGACGACATCCGGGAAGCCGCGACATCGTAGCGCTGGTTTGCATCACGGAGAGACGCCTGGATAGCCGCGGTCACATTTTCGATATCCTCTTCCCCGGACACCATGCGGCTGATGATATTGGTCTGCTGTTTGAGATAAAAATTCACCCGGAGAATGGCATTCCGGTATTCGACCTCCAGGGATTTGGGGGGTTTAACGGCCGGCAGCCGGCGGGTACCTTTGCGCGGTCGGCGGGGCTGTCCTGTGGTTATTAGTGCCATTTACGCCGGACTCATCAATTTAGCGATTTGCTCCTCAACCGACAATTCTTCCTCTTCTTCGCCATCAGCCTCCAATTCGGCCAGCGCATCATCTTTGAGCTCTGTCTCAAAAATACCCTTGACCGTCAGTTCATCCCGGGCCTCTTCTGTGGTCACCATGCCGCGGTCAAAAGCGCCGTAGACATTATTGGCATCTGCCGTCCGCACCTGGCTGTCTTCCAATTCACTGGGATTCCAGAGGGGTTCAAATTCAATATCAACTTTCTCCGGGTCCACATTGGGCAAAAATGATCGCAGTCCTACCTGCAGCAGTTTATTTAATTGCGGCTTTAACCGGTCTTCCTGATGGGCGGCAATCATATTGTAATAATTTTCCAGGTCGCTTTTGCCGGTGGCATTGAGACCGCCAGGCGCTTGCCCCAAAAATCGTGTGGCCGGAATATCAGAACCTGCTGCCAGGATAATTAAAAATTGTTCTAATAGTTGCGGCACACTACCGAATTGTGCGGACCACTGATCCAGCGTGACATTCTTTCCGTCCAGCATAGCCGCCTGATAAATACTCATCTGATCAGCGATGGCATTCAATTTTTCGATGGCGCCGGCGTTGCTGTCGCTCTCCAGCATGCCCCGCATACTGTCGTTTTGAATTAGGAGTACAGAAGCCCGTTCAATCAACTGCGCTGCAGCTTGGCGGGCACCGATCGAGCGTATAATGTCACTCCAAAGGGCTGAAAGCACAGACACACCAAAGCCGTCAAAAGACCGGTTAACAAATCCCAGGTCGTTGACTTCGTTGTCGGTGAGCGGGTCCCCGTCAAAAATCATCATTCGTGATTTGTGTACAGGCGATTGCCACACGGTATAAAGTTCTGGTTTACCAAATTCAGGACTGAGTGGATTTTGATTGTATTCGTAGCTACTGACTTTGGTCCGGGGAATCACATTCGTAAAAATTAAATCGCCCTCTTTAACGGCATTCAAATCCAGGGGGAGTTCCGGATTATCCTTTTCATCTTTAACGCCCAGCAAAATAATGGAGCCGCCCACCAACCGTTCCATTCTCAGCGCTTGCTTTAATGCCCTGAAAAAACCCAAGTTTCGTAATTTGGCGGTAAAGAATTTTGATTGATCTTCGTCTAGATCTTCATATTTCCAACCTTTCCGCAGCATATCCTCCACAGGAATGTTAACGATTTTCCTGGCGGTCCATTCCTTATAATAAAGCTGGGCCCACTCCCGGGCCCTTATATAATCAGAGGCTGATCTGTCCAGAGGGTGCGAGGTAGCCCGGTCTACCCGGGCAGAGGACGTTAAATCCTGACGTTGGCCGGCACCGCTGGCACTGACAATCGATGCGTTTTGTACGCGATTTCTCGCTTTATTCTTACCGCGGCGCCGCTGCTTGCTTCGCTTGCTGGTCATATTTTGCCCTCACTGAATTACCCGCAAGAATACACAATATGCGATTGTTTAGAAAGTCAACCCCTACCACATCGCTTTCCAGGTCAGTGTAGCCATGATAGTGGTATCCACTTGATCATCCTTATCATGCGACATATCTTCAGCAAAGTGGGTATGTTCATCCATCCAGGATGGAAACCAGGGTATGCCGGGAACTGTGTCTGGGTCCGGTATCCATACCTTCTCACCATAGATTAGCCATGACGCGGCCTTTGCCCCTGATACCTTGTCGTCTGACTCCAATTCGTAGTCACTGCGCAACCATTCCATAACCGGGATACCCTCATCCCGCAAGGTCTGAATCAGTGAAATACCGCTCTGCTTGTCCTCGATGAACATGCACTTGGTGGCTTTCCCGTGGGTGTTGTCGGAGTACTTATTCCAAAAGGCTTTTGCTGCTTTGACCAGATCGGGAAAAGCCCACTTATCTTTCAGTACATCAATCAAGTAAGCGCGCTTGGCACCCTCGAATCCCCATAACGCAAATACTGAATTATCCGCCGAGTCCTTTTCCTTCATGGCGGTATCTGCAAACATTAAAAAGAAATCGCATCGCTTTAAAATCTCTTCACGATCTTGGTAATAGCACCACCATTCTTTTTTGATCACAGTACCGGACGGGTTTATCGGCTGCTGTTGGTACTGAGTCCAATAAGTGAACGGGTCCACAATTTTCATTGTGTTAAGTTCTTCGGCGCTTTTTGCCTCTTCCCACTCGGCGGTGCCATCTTCTTTTTGTGCCGGTATGCTCACCCGGTGCCAAACTTCGGCTTCATTTTCTATCGACCACGCCACAGGGTCCTGAGGATGAAGCCGTTGCATAATGCGGATAATGGGGGTGATCTTAGAGTTAAGCCGCGTTTTAGCGGTTTCATTCATAAACTCAACAGCATTTTTACGGCCTGTCTCACTGCGCGCTTCTTTAGCCTTTAGGGGATCGTCAACAACAAAGAAACCACCAAAATCCAATCGCCTTTTACCGGCACCAAATCCGATAATGGAACCCTGAGAACCCGCGGCATAGACACAACCACCCGTTGAGGTATAAAAATGATCCTCTTTACCGTACTTACCACCCACATATTTCAGTTTGGCAAAAGGAAACATCTCCTGATACCACTCAGACAGCATATTGGTTCTGATATTAGATACGGATTTTTTCGCCCTGGCAGCCGTGTAAGATGTGTAAATAAATTCTGAATCGGGTACGTACCCAATCGACCATTCTATGGCACTTTCAACCAGAAAGGTTTTTCCAAATCGGGGTGGGATGTTGATATCTAAATGGCGTTTTCCGTCGGGGAGGGTACCGGTAACACACTGCTCAATCGCATCACAAACTTCAACAACGTGCGACCTAACTTGAAATTCAATACCCGTGTGCTTCGCTTTGATAATGCAATATTCAACCAGACTGACAAAATCAGAATCAGTGCTTGGTAATATTTCTGCTTGCGCCGCCATTCAGTATCTTTTCTTTAAATGCTGCTGCTGCTTCTACGGGATTATCGTGTTGTTCTTTTTGGTCGGTTTCAATGACCAGAGGTGCGTTCCATCCATGTATTTCTGCCAATTGTTTTCCGGCACTCAGTTGGTTGGGAATAGTAACTTGTTCCCCAGGCAATTCGTTACAAAACATCAACTCCAGTCGTTGTATAAATTTGTCCTTTGTCATTTTTGCTTTTTTTAAACGTTCATCCATAACCGCATTATAAAACGCTTTTACTTTTTCCTTGTGAAACATTCTATAAGAATTCACGTGAATGGCACTGTAGCTTTCAGATTCAGCGCCGGCATTCTTATAGGCATCTGGGCGCTTTTCACCATTCAAAATATTGATGATAAAACGCTGTTCCAGTTCCGTCAGTTTTTCAAATAACTCTAGCTGTTTTTTGTTCATAATTTCCCTATGTAACTGCCTCAGTACTTAACACACCGTTGTTAGACACTATTCGCCGTTCATTGGTAGTTACCTGATCTGTGATGATAATTCCGCCAGTAAACCGCAGTTCTTCCGTTATCGTCAATTCAATCGCATTGCGCAAAGTAGCCACGCCATAACACCATTGAATGTTTGCCTTTCGCAACAATGGGTCGAGATCGCTGTGCACCAAAAAATGTTCGGGAGATGCCGTCCTGAAATCAATCGTATTCACTAAACGGACAGCATCAAATGCATGACCAGGAATTGGCGTGTTAATGTCATTAAACTCCGTCACGTCATTATTCGTACCAATAGCGGCACCGACAACTGAAAGAAAGTTCCCTGAAATATGTGGCTGGAACGTTATCAACAACTCGTTCTCACCGGTAAAAGTGTAATCACCGCTTTCATCCTGGAGTGTTACGAAATTGTCAACACGGCTTTGAGCGCCGGGAGATGTGTAGCTGAGAAGTACAGCGACATCTTTGAACCGAATCGTCACATCTGAAGCATTCCCGGAAGACACGGTTACACTTGTCACAGACAAATCGATAAGCAAATCGCTGCCGGAAACCCGGACAACCGGCTGTACGGTCACAGTAACTCGTATGCTGCCATGCAGCGGGCCTAAATTTACCGTATGTGGCTGCGGAGCTATCGCTGCTACCGTGTTAGTAACCGGAACACTGAACTGTATGAACCCTGCCGCTTGAGTATCAACACCATTGAGAAATACATCGATACCCGCCTGGAAAGACCGCGACGTTTGCGTGGCGTTTGCCGGAAAGTTGGTCAGTGTATACGTCGACACGTTGCCGTCATTAGCGGCAAGAGTCTCGGTAGATGCCGGGTCACGTGTTAGGAAGTGCGGTTCATTGCTAACAACTTGATTATCAGCCACTTCAGTGCGGTAGGCGTTAATCCGGAAATTGCCGGCCGCCGTAACATCAACGAACGGTATCAGTGTTGCACCGTCTACTAGCCACAACAATATCTGGTCGGCCGGTGCGGTGACCTTAAACCCGAAGAACCGGTAGAGGTTATTGCCCAAACCAGTATACCGGACAAACCCCGTTTCAGTGTTGTCATATGTAACGCCAGCACTTTCATAACGAGTCGAATCATCCCGAAAATCCGCAATTAGCGAATAGCCTCTCGTGATCTCCACAACCTGGATAGTGCGCTTGGGTCCAACAACTTCCGCTAAATCAGTCAGAACTGATACATCATGTGTTAACGGGGCCAGCGCAGAGTACTGACTTTCAAGACGACTTAGTCGTTGCAATTCTGTGTTGCTTTGACCGCCACTGCCAGTTATTCGTTGCTTGGTGGCATCGTCAAACTGATCGAAATCAATGTCTAATGTTGGTACTTCGTAACGATTTTCGACGGTACCAATATAAATTCGCCATTGGTCATTAGCGATATAATTTATATCGTCATTAGACAGGTAGTCGCTTTCCGCCCCAAAATCACCTTGGTGCGTAAAATCGTCTGCTAAGTTTAACAAACGTGTGAATTCATTCGTGGTCGGGTTTTGACTAAATAAATACAACGTAGGCAATACACTTTGCACCGTTGATAACGTACCGCTCAATCTTATCGCGAAACGTCCAGATTGATCTGACGGGTCTGTGTAAACGTCAATGTCACCAGTCGTGTTCAACACAGCGGGATCGTACGCTGCCGCGTTGGCAAAAAATATCATTCTTATTTCGCCGGCGCTATCCGCGTAGTCAGCGCCCCGCACCACAACATTACGATCTGAAACGGGCGCAATTTCTACATCATTAAGAAACTCACTCTCGAGTTGTGTGATGCGGCGTACATCTCCGGCAGCGATAACAAACCACTGATGCGGTTCTGCGGCCCAACTGGTGAACGTCTCCCCCTCCCAGACAACCCAATCGCCATCTTGCATTATTTCCCCGAAGCGCCCAGACCCGTCCGACGGTGCGTTAACAACACGATAAGCGTAGCCTTTTAAAACCTGAGTCGGGAGAGGACCGTTAGTCGACGCATCCCAGACAACATTTGCTGGGTTCTGCAGTTCGATATCGTCCAGGCTACCGCCCGTCGCTTGGCTGGTAGCGTCGATAGAGCGCCACACATAATCGGAGATCACACCGCCCGTTCGGGTGATTTCTACCCTAGCAACAGTTCCAGTCCGTAGTAGTATGCTCGAAGCGCCGATGATCTGAGGATTTGGGGTAGATTGAGGTAATATCGTAAGTCGGTTTTGCGTGGCTATAGAAGTGTCGCCACCAATATATTCAATAACAAGATTCAATTCTTCGGGCAGTCCCGCTGCCGATAATTGATTAAAGGCTGTTGTTAGATCTGTTGTGCCAGGCAACGTGAACGTAAAAGCCCCATTACCTGATCCAGTACCAGAACCCACCCCGCGAAGGCGTGTTAATGCTCGACCACCAAACCATGTTCCGATATTGCCAGCGCCCGCTGAAAAACTGCCGACAAACTGGCGAAGAGGGGCGCCTTGACCAGTATTATCTAATCTTACTAGCGCTTGCTCTGTATTTACTGCCCCTTGCAGAACACCCGAATAAGTTGAAAGCAGTTGGGTTTCCGATGAAACAGCTACACTACCACCTTGTTGGCCTGCGCGTATTCTGTAAAGTATATGGCGATCAGCCATTATGAAATCCTCACACGAAATCTATTACGTAATCTTCATCAAGACCTTGAACTAAATTCAATACAAATAATGCATCGTAGGTGACACTTGATTCTGTGCGAACGTTTGCTGACAGCGTAAAGCTATTGTCTTCTGCAGGACCGTTACGATTATAAACAACCTGATTTAATACCGTATCAGTAATTGTGTCCACCTCGTGGGTATTAGCTACATAAATAAAGAAATTACGATCAGTCGCACCCACTGGTCCAGTCGACACAGTTTGTGGATCAGTGGGGTTTGCCACGTTAGTCAAAGGATCTGGCGAAGTAAAAGGCACAGTTGCGGGGTCTGTTTCTGAAGATAACCCATACAATAATTGTCCGGGACCAGGCTGAGGCACAGGTCCAGTAGTCCCAGAGATACTGAGCGTTGCCACACCGCCGGCTACTGATACGCTGCCGCCGGCGCCGACCACATTGATAGTATTGACTATGCCACCCTGTTGCACGCCTTCGTCTTGTAATATGACACCACCATCACCACCGTTTTCATAAATTATGCCATAGTTATTTTCGTTGCCCGCGCCCGGCGATTGAACAACCCGACCACCTTGAAATTGCGAATAAGTTTGGCTGGATTGACCTTGCACTGTCACGAGACCGACGCCGTTGATGATTAATGTGCCAGTACCGAACACAAAGAAAGCAAATCCATCAAACGTTAAATCTTGATCTATTGATACGGTGATATTGCCTGTCTCTGAAGCAGGCACATATAAAAATTTGCGTTCGTAGGTCGCTTGGTTTCCGGCACCAATTACCACAGATGAAGTAAGTTCTACCGCACCCTCCAAGCCGCCCAGGTTTTGGAGCACAAAGTCTTGTGTGGCGAGGTCCTCAAATGTAATTTCAAAACCGGTGCTGGTGCCGGCAGGGCTTGTCACCCCATCTGCTTGGACGTATTGGAAAGGGATATCACCAGTGAGCCTGAAAAAGTAGCTGGTATTCGGTAAAAAACGTTGCGGAGAGGGTCGACCGTCCAAACCATCGGCCCGGGCTGTGAAATTACCGACCGTGCCACCTGGATCAAAGCGCTCATCAAACGCCAAAGGTCCGGTATCGTCTGTGCCACGAAATATTTCTACACGGTAAAAATTTGGCGCTACCACAAAATCAATAACACTCTGCAGCACTATTGCGGGGTTTGTGATGATGCCGGTTGTGTCGAAGGGATAGGTGTGGACAGCCTGCAGGGGGCTGTTGACTGGTGTTGCGGCTGGAGATGCCGTTAACAGGGTACCTTCTCCTGGGAAATCCAACTGTCGGGCATTCTGCGAACCGCCGGCGGTAGTGAACCTTTGCCCGATCGCAAGAGCTAGAATATTATTGTTTGGGTCGTCAAAAGCAGGGATTTGGCCAAAATCAAATATCCGAAGATTCCTGGCAAACTCGATTGAGGCGCTGGCGGTCCTGAGTGACGCTGTTCTCCAATTAAGCGGCCCATTGGTGCCATAGGTTGTTGGGTTAGCAGCACCCAACCACTCTTGTAGTGCGACTACACCCGCCTCAATGCGAACCTCAATGATTGAACCGACAGCGAGAGTGTCCCTGTTGGTCTGGCTCGCATCATAAAACGTGTCCCGGGCAGTTTCACTTTCAAACATCCGCCGGGCGCCGTCGGTACCTGGGGCACCTTGGGTGCCCGGGTTGCCTTGGGGTCCCACGGGACCACGCACCACATCGGTATATTCATCCCAGTCCGCTGGATCCGGGGTTGACGGCCGATCGGGGCCCAGCCAGATATACCAAGTATCAGGAGTGCCAGCAACAGATACCACTGTCCGGCCATCAAGCAAATCAGCGGTATTGGCGGCTGCCCAGGTATTCCGGGCGGCGATATCGGCAAATGGCGTGGTGGCTGAGTCTGGGATAAATATCCCCAAACCACCGCGGCCCCCCCCACAGCTAAAGCCCGATCCGGCGGTCTCTCCCCTTCCCCCCCCCCCCCGCTCTTCCCCGCTACCCAGCACACACAACTTGCCA